ATCAGGATATGGCTCAGCTACAGCACCTGAAAGGTAAGGTCTATAGGCGGCAGTATTTTTAGCATGGAGAGCTTTCGCTGTTTCCCAATCTTCCCGTGCTGATTTGGAATTTTCCTGAAGCACTGCATGTTCTGCAACTGCGTTTTTATACTTTGTGCCGTTTCTCTTATCAACCGCCCAATTTTCCAGATTAGCTCGGGATGTTGCTTCTTCCTTCAGTGCAGAATCTCTTGCCTCGGTTGCTTTTTCAAGTTGCGCCTTACTATAATCATGAGCTTTTGCGATTCCTTGTGCCTGTTTAGCATACGCTTTATTGGCTGCCAATTGTTTTTCCTTCTCAGCTTGTATGGCGGCCTTTTGCTGCTCGGCCGCAGCAGCCGCAGCAGCCTTTTCCCTAGCCACTTCAGGCGTGTCCATACCAGCAGCCCCATAAATATAATTTGTACGCTGTGCTTGCGTGGGAGCCCCAACTGTTCTCAACATATCCTCATTGTGGGCAGCTCCGATAACATTCTGCGCTTGATCCTTTAGAGTATTAAACTGATTTCGGATATCTCCTGGGGTAACTGTCCTTTTTTCTCCATTAGCTATCTCGGTTGCCTTTTGTGTGGCCAGTTGGTTAATGAGCTGGTATTCCTGGGAGGTGAGATTTTGTGTACCAGGGGTAAAACCTGTGGTTTTTCTAATTTTTTCGATATTCTCATAGTCCTCCGGAGAGAGACGGGTGATCTGGTTCTGGGTATCATAGGCCTGACGGAGTCTCATAATAAACTGATTTGCTAGAGAAGCCCTGACACTGTCAGGGACAGAACCAGGGGGGTAAACGTAATTGGTCAACAGACCAGCCACCTGGCGAAGACGGTCTGGACCTTGGGTGGCGATGGAAAGGTTTCTACTCAGACGTTCTGAAAACATAAAATCTGTTTCAAGGAAAAGGAAATAAAGAATGAGAAGAATCACGATTACCAGAATAACTGCACCACAAAGCCCAAGACTACTCTCAAGAGCCCGCTTCCATTCTTTGTGTTCTGGATTACTTTCCATTAAAATACCATAAGAACTTCCTGGGTTTTTCCCGTCCCAAAATAGTTTCCACAGCACCACCGCGCTTGTCAACATTGAACCTAAGATAAAGATGAAAAGAAGACCAATCAAGGCCCCTGAAGCAACACGTGTGGTCTTGTTTCCAATAAAAGGGGTTTGAGGCTTCATAGTTTCTTGAAGACTTAGCTTCCTGACAGTTTGAGTGTTGGTCGGTTCACTCATTTTAGATAACAAATAGAATTATTTGTTACTGTTTTAGAATTGTCAATCCGAAGGAATTTGGCCATATGCATCAAAACCATCTCCAGCTGCAGCGGCGGCACCCCCAGCTGCAACATCGGGGGCAGCGGCAGCTGCAACAACGGGGGCAGCTGCAACAACGGGGGCAGCGACAGCGGCACCACCTCCACTGGATGAGGCGGAACCCCCGTCTCCGCCATCATCAACTACTCCACTTGCAGTCCCCTGTCTTAACCTTTGATATAATTTCCCGGGAAGTGACCCCACTGCGGTCCCCGCCCTTACCAAGGCTTTTCCAGTCTGACTATTCTTAAATTCACGAAGTGCTGCAGCGGTGACACTATCCTGTCCAGAACCTTCGGTGGCGTCGTATCGCGCTCGTGTAACATTCTGCTCAACAGCGAGGGCGTTTCCAAGACTGGTCCGGAGATTTGTACTCAATTTTTTCCTGTCATTTTCCTGATTACTGAGGGGATGAACATAAGTGGCCAGTAGATCAGATGTATTATCAAGTGCATTACCAACATTCATGGCCACACTAATATTCCTCCCGATAATATTTTCCCGACGAAGCGTCGGATTGTATCTTCCAACCCACATGGCAAGCAGGACACACATGATTATTACTGTTATAAAACAGAGAACAATGAAGAAACTCCCCCAGTACATGGTCGGATGATAACGAAGTTCATCCTCTGTCTTGTCACGGTATTCTTGATAATCCTCGTCTGATTCGCCTTCTTCCTGATTCCGTTGAGGGGTCCTGAAAAACTTACCATAAATGAAGCCATTGAAAGCCATAATTGCGGCAGTGCAAACCAAAATTCCGAAAAGCAACCCTAGATATTCAATGCTATAATTGTGACCAACTGGTGTGATTCCCTGATCATCTTTTTCAAAACCCACAGCATTCTTCATATCGTTTGCTTTATATGGCTCATACAATTTTTCTGTCAACCAATCAGTTGTTGGATCAGGCATTTTTTAGTAAGACCTAATTAAATATTTTGATTCTTTTTGTATGTTGTTCCATAAGCCGTGTTGATATTGTGAAGACCCTTCTCGAGAAGATCATCCATGTTGTGCCTAAAATAAATTAGGAAAAGTACCGCAAAAAGTGCAGCCCCACCAAGAACACCCCATAGTGCATAACACATATCCTTAAATTTGTTGGTTTTGTTATCGTCACTGATCGACCCCCAGATTCCGCCCACCAGACCAATTGCAACCACCACAAGAACCATCATTATTGAAAAAATAGTCCAAGCTCCGGCATAGGTCATTGTGTGACTATTCGTATGCAATCGATAAAGCAGGTCACTTTTCTCATTAGCATTTGGTCCACCTTGTTTTGTACTAGTCTGTTTTTTTGACTCTTCCATCGCCTTTTTTCTCAAGGCTTGAATCCGGGCCTCCTGTGGATCCATTCTTTTAAGTGGTTTGGACTAATTTTTTTCGATGAAGGTGTTTCATGAGCTGATGGAAAAAATAAATATTAAACCCTATGAAGGCAGCACCTGATAATGTAATGGCTGTAATATATCCACCATTGTTTCTTGTTTCAAACGGCATTCCGGAATAAAAAACGACAGCCGAAATGAAAATAACCAAATAGGTCAAATAAAGAAAGATACTGATCAGATACTCGGGTACCATTTTATTGTTGACAATAATATTATCCGAGTATTGATCGATTTGTTTAAATATGAAAATGATCCTTTAAATAAAACTTTATTCACAAAATGGATGACTGTGAACATGATTTCATAACATCCCCAAATGGGATTGGTTTGGTCTGTCAGTATTGTGATGTAATGATTGAAAATAATCTTGAACAAGGTTATGATCAGCCAAGAAATTATTCGATGAGTGGATCAAAGACTAGTGTACTTGATGCCGTGGAAGGTGTCCCAGAGGAGATCAAAAATTTGGCTCGTTCCAATATGATCAAAAAAGGTGAGAACTTTGTCAAGAAGGTAAGAGATGACAAAAAGAATACGTTTAAAGAAATTTATATTGCCTATCAGGAGAAACGGAAAAAGGACTCAAGTATTGTATTTGACCCGGCCGAACTGGCCTCTGAACTGGGTCTCTCAAGAAAGGACATCAGTTGTTGCTTGAAGGCTCTCTCTGGAACTTCTCTCAAACCATCTATTCATGACGATGGTTCACAGAACTGTTCAATTATCATTATTCATCCAGTTGATTACATTGACGGTTTATGTCAAAAGAATGATCTTGAGAAATATGCCGAAGAATTGAAATTAAAAACAGTCGAAATTGTTCAGAAGAAGCGGATTCTCTATACTTCCAAACCAAAACATGTGGCCTGTGCCATCATCAAAAAGTTCTGTGATCAGAATGGTATCCCGGCTAAGAGTTTTGGAAAAATAAACAAGTTGGCTGACAATGCATTGAAGAAATCTATCAAAGATGTCGAAGAGTTCTTCTAAGGGGGGGGGGTATCAAATATTCCCTAGAAGGTATCGACTAGTTTTTGATTCCTTTGCATTCTTAATCCCATTCTACGAACCTAGAATTTTATATTTTTATCCAGCGGCTGTTCATTATCCTCGGTATCTAGACAAGATGAACCATGTCATAAACATCAATATCCCATATATGCATTAAAATGATTTTTCATTTCTAATTAAAATGAATCAAACTAATGAGAGACTGCCATATTATCCATATTCAGGGATTTTTTTCCTAAAGAATCATGATCCGAACAATTATGTCCTCAAAAAAGATTTTCTCTTCTACAGTATTTTGTCACTTTACCTTTTTCTGTTCTGGTATTATGTGAATGTTTTCCGTAACTATGATTTCTTGATTCGTTCTGATGAAGGAGGTGTGACATGGTATTTCTCGGTTATTTCTTTGGGCGCCCTGATGGCAGTGTTGGGTCTCAGTTTCACCAAACGGATCCAAAATATCTATCCCCTCTTGGGTCTGGGGTATTCTCTTCTCCTTGTTTCAATGGCAGTTCTAGTTTTCAACTATGAAAAGAATGAGATCGATCGGGGGTTTGAGAATGATCCAGTTCAGATGGCCTACATTTTCTTGGTCTTGTACTCTTTTATCTCCTTCTTTGTCTGCTAAAATATTTATCACTGATAAATATTAATAATCTCCAAAGAATACAACTAAAACTTCTTTCAGATTATTTACATTATTTTCATTCATGTATTTGATTAAATCATTCGGGACGATTATAGCAAATTGATTCATCCTAATAACATCTTGATCTGTGTAATTGATTCCATGTTGATTACAGTAATCAATAATCTTTTGAATCGCTTCTTCTTTTGTAATTACTCCCTGGTCATCATTAGGAGCATCGCTTCCTCGCGGAGAGGTATGTTTCTTTGACAACGATGTCACCCTGACTCATCGTTTCTCATTCTTATACTTTTTGACTAGGTACATCTTCCAACCCTAATTTTACCCAATTCATCCCAGGATGCACTATAACCTCTTCTCAATGGAGTATTTTCTTTTCCAGTATAGCTCTTGTCAACCTCATTTTAATTCAACAAAATATTTTCTATCCGATATTCTCGTTCCACCAGTTTCTTTTTCTCTTTCGAGCCACCTCTCAAAATATCTTCGATCTTGAAAACCGTCCCGCCAATCTCGACTTCTCTTTTATAACGATAAATCTTAGGGTGTTTGTCCTGTTTAAAGTACTCAATATTTTCACCTGTCACAGGAAGATCAAAAACAAGATAATTTTCATAGAAGAGAACAAAGGAGATGATCTCTTGGTCAAATAGCTTTTTTACAAAAGTTTGATCTTTCTTAGATAGACGTTTCAGATGGAGATCATCGACGAGATCAAAGTCATTTACATTTGTGTGCTTATTCCGGACTCGTTCAATATAACCATTTCCAATCACATTAAAAAAGCTGTTACTGTTGAAAATTATGAGAAGTTGAATCATCTTTTCATCTGGAAGATTGAAAATTGTCTCGATCAAATCTTCTTCTGCCAATTTGCTTTTGTTCAAAATATAGGTAATTAGGAAAATTTTCTTGAAATCTTTCATGTTTTTTATTCTAAACTTTATTAATCTACACGCCTATATAAAATGAGTGTATCTAAAAAAGATTTTTGCAAACACACTGAAACATTCAACAAAAAAAGACCAACTGTTCTAAACACCGCAAAAATATTCAAGAACATAATATATGCCGGTGAACATACCAACATGTACCTGCCAAGTAAAATAATAGACACATGTACTGGAATAAATATATGGAAATATGAGGTTATCAAGGACGACAAATTAATCACATCTGAAAACCCAATTACCACTACTAGAAAATACAAGAAGAACAAAGATCTTCCACAAATCATATCATGTTCTTTATTTGGTTCAAATGAAAAATATGTCAATGGTTTGTTTAATATGCTCAAAAGTTTAAGACTCTATGGGTTGGATAAAACTTGGGATATTAGAGTTTATGTGGCCAGTAGGAGAGATGGAAAAAGAGTTAATCTTTCTGTGTCCAAAAAAATTCAAAAGAAAATGTTAAAAGAAGGAATTGAACTTGCTCATGTTGACAATGGTAATCCGAACGGATACTCGTTAGAGGGAACTTTTTGGAGATTTTTGTCTATCAATGAGAAAGCAAGAATACTGGTCAGGGATGTGGATTGGATTTTCACAGGTCAAGAAATCATAGCAATCTCTGAATGGATTGAAAGTGGGTTAAACTGGCATAGGATGTTAAATTTTCAGTTAATCAACACACCTCTATTAGCTGGACAGTTTGGTGTCGTAGGTGACCAAAAAAGAGTTGAAAATCTTCATAGTAAGATTCTTAATTTTCCTTACAAAAAGAAATATGGAGATGATGAATTTTTTACAATGAATTATATTTTTATTGAAGCAGTCAAAGAAGACAGTATATTAACACATTATTTTAAATTTAATATCAAGATTCAACCATTTAAAGAATCATCTTTTTTCCCAACCAATAAATATATAAAAGAATTAACCGGAAAGAAGGTTACAAAACAAAAAAGTTTCGATCTTCGTCTTCCAGATGAATATGGAATTCAAAGACTAATTCGAGAAACGAACGGGTTTGATGATTTATCTATGACGTTAAAAGATTTAAAGAAATATAGAGCATATTTCTTATTATCTAGTTTTGGAAAAAGAGGTGAAAAGGCATCAGAGATTTTAAATATTGATTACTTCTAAAACAATGTTATTGATCAGGAAAACAGATGATATATCCAAGAGTGTCAAAGATTTTGTGAGTGATATGAATTTGAGTAAGAAACCTATTTACGTGTTTGATATTCATAAGACAGCTTTGCATAAAGATGGGACACCAAACGATGAGATATATGATTGGATTGAAAGTTTAAAAAGCGAAGATTACAATCTCTTTTTTCTTTCATATGATGGACAAGAGAAAAGAATCCATGAGAATTATAGAAAGATAAAGAAGATTTACAAGGATATTCCATGTATCTTTATGATGAAAAGAAAGAAACATCTTGTATTGAAGAACTTGGTGAAATGGATAAACATTGATAAAAGACATAAGGTAAAAGGGACCCTGATTGATGATAATCCTCTCAATATCAAGGATATGGAGAAGTTGGGAGATGAATTTAAGGGGATTCAATTTTAAAATTCACAGGGGGGGGTCCTAAGACCATACAAATTATCACAAGAAACTGTAAAATAAAAAAATTAAAATACTGCATTGTTAAAATGACTCGTAGTATTTCAACTGGAAAGAAAATCAAATATATGGACAGGAAACTGGTGGCGATCAAAGAACTTGGAGAAGATAAATGGAAAAAAACGACCCTAGTTGTTTTTAAAGATATACTGAAACATTTTAATAAGGATAGTATATATCCACTCACGTTATACGGGACTCTTTTGGGAATTGCACGGGATAATGATGTAATATGTGGAGATGACGATATTGACTTTATAGCAGATTACAAAGACTGGGATAAAATTCTAGCATCTGTTAAAAATTTTGTTGAGAAAAATGATGATTACGAATATTTTTCTTCTAAAGGTTATGGTTATCTATGGCCTACATCAATAACAATCTGGAAAAAATCAATCCCCGTCAATGTTGATATTGATTTTTACTCAGTCAAAGAAAAAACGGTTAACTTACATGTAAACAATTATTTTATGCTTTGGAAATACGGATATGATGTTATCTTTAAAAAGGATGACATTTTTCCGCTGAAAAAGAAGAAATTTCTTGGTGGAACGCTCATGATTCCAAACAAATATGAGAATATTCTCCAGAAATTTTATGGAGAGTCATGGAGAATTCCATATATCAAATGTCAAAAAACAAAGAAAAAGCTGTGTGGGAACTGTGTCGTTAATCCAGAGTATAAGGCATTCAAAAAAGGAGACAAAATGAAATTCAAAAGGAGGGTTGAAAATATTAAAGGATGGAAAAAAATAAAAACACCAACAGGGAGGGGATTTCCTCCAGGTAAAGAAAAGATAGGTGAGATTAAAATTGGTACGGATGGAGAATTGTACAAAGTCAATGAAAACAAGAGATGGGAAAAATTATAAAACAAGTCATTTCTATTTTCAGATAAAATGGAAAAAACAATCTTGATCTTTCTTCTCCTGATTCTATTCATCTCAATCTATACTATTAATTCAATTGAGAGAGAAGAGATACTCACTCTAGATCAAATTTATGACAAGAACTCAAAATTATCTACGGTTGAATATGTACATGGTGTTCCAAAAGTAGTATATATTGTTTGGTTTGGTAGAAAGATTAGTCAAAACCGTTTACAAGCTCTCAATTCACTCATCAAAAATATTAAGGTTCCCTATATTTTGATCACCGAAGATAATTATAAAAATTTTGAGGTCGAGGATCATCCCATCCATCCAGCATTTAAATATCTCTCGGGAAATCATCAGAGTGACTATCTGAGAGCTTATCTTCTCCACCATTATGGTGGATCTTATCATGATATTAAATATCGGGATAGGGGATGGAGTTGTGAATGGGAAGATTTTAAAGATGAGAATATATGGATGAAGAGTAGTGCTGAGATTCAACCAGACCATGTTGGTTATGATTTAGATCATCCAGAAACTAAGAGTATTCAAAAAGAATATCGGAGTTTGGGATCAATGTGTTGGATCATTTCGAGAAAAAGGACTAAATATACACAGGAATTGTTGGAAAAGATTGATCAAAAACTAGACCTCCATCACTCAAAATTAAAACATCATCCATCGGTTAAACCAGCAGGTTATTATGCTGATCGACCAATGGAGAAACTCCACAAACGGGATAAATATCCACTAAGATGGTTAGAATTGATGGGTGAGCATTATCACCTTCTCATGTATAAATACAAGGATCATATGTTGTTGAATTTACCAAGACCCAATCTAAAGAACTATCGATAATCTTAAAAACATTTTATGGAAATGTTTACTGTGAGGATAATAAATTTGGTCCCTTGTATCAGTCGACATGTTCTCAGTAGACCAACCGTTGTTACGATGAGACCGGTTCTCAGTCGACCGATGAGCCGGAAAGTAAAGCCATCTCCGAGCAAAGAATTGAGTCTTATTTCAGGGACCGGGGCAGTTGCATCGGCTTTTTGTTTCACTACTCTTATTTCATTCATCAATCCAGGTGCCGGATTAATGGTTTGTGCGGCATGGATGCTATCCTGCCCTGCCCTATATCATAGTTCAACCAAAACCAATCTACCAGTCACATTTGGACCGTTGATTTTAATGACTGGTCTTGTAGTGTTATTCAATTCAGTTGACTAGAGTCAATTCAACCCATAACATATCTGTGGTTGTGCTCAGTTTCAGGTCCATATGCTTTTCATGATTCATACGTTCCGAAAAAAGATGATGAAATGGGATATATTTTTTGTCGAGTGAAACCAACATATTTTTGACCAGGGGATACTTTTCGACATACTCTTCAAGGTTATTGTCCAAATAGTTCAACACATCCTCAATAAAAGAGTTATAGAGTAGTTCCCTGTCATCAGCTGAAGAATCTTGGCGAATTCGATCAAGTAGATCTCTGTAATTCCTCATTTTAAATGGTCCATTTAAAATGTTTATTCAATTATACCACAAACTTTTTTCGTAGAGATTCGTAATCAATCTTGACTGGTTTCTCATCTACTGGTTGTAAAATGAGAGGTTCCTTGACCGTGATAGTATTGGTGATTGTTTTTGAGTAAAACACCTTCCCCATGATAATGAACAGATAGGCTCCAACAATTCCCAACCCAATAATTCCAATGATGAGTGACAGATCACGTTCCTTTTGATTAGTGTTGTTTTGGAGATC